AAAGTTTCTGCTGCTCCTGCAGTTTCACATAATGATAAATTAAGTATAGTGTAAGTGTGTCCACTTGCTACTGTCAATAAATCGTTTTCACTATTTGTGATTCCTGCTACTAATTTTACCTTCATTAACTCACTTGCCATATTTTTTCTCCTAAATTAAAAACCCATTATAAAGGATTTTCCTGTTGTTGATAATTCACCACCTTCAGCTCTTACTGTTCCTGATGAAATCACATTACCTGTTATTGTTAAAACTCCACCCACCAATGATAAACCTGATGCAAAAGATAAATTACTACTACCGTCAGTTTGTAAAAATTCTCCGTTTGATCCTGCAGCTACTGGTAAAGTTAAGGTGACATTACCAGATAAAGTTCCTGCTCTTAAAGCAATATAGTTTGAACCATCATCAGTATCTTCTAAAAATCTTATTTCTCCTGATTGAGTTGCTGCACCACCGACAGAAACATATCCTGCTGGATTAATAGCAACTGAGCCATTGGCTAATGTTAAAACTGTATTTGTTGCTGTAGTTGCAATACCAACGACTGTTGAAGATGAATCTATAAAATTTACTGTATCAGTAGTTTGGTCAAATAATGCTAATTGAATCCAAGCATCATTATCAGCATTACGCATATACCAATAATTAGTATCTGTTTCATACCAAAGTTGATAAGCATAAGTTGTAGCTGGTGCAGAAGCACTTGAATTGTTTGAAACAATAGCTGATAGTACATCATTTAAATCAGAACGAAATGCAGGAAATCCCTGATTCGCTATTACATAATCGTGGTTTGCCATATTTTATATTACCTTTGTTATTCCTCTATCATAGTTAATTTAATTAATCAATATCCTTTTGCTAAATAATCAAATGTTCTTGATACTCCAGAACTACCAGAATTAGTAAATGATATTTGAAAACCTGTTGTTGATTTGTTTGTTATTTCATATGAATCTCCTGTTATCATATTTTGTGCCGTAACTCCAAGTGCTGGTATAATTTTGTAAGTAATTGGGAAAGTTACAGTATAGATTGAAGTACCACTACTAATATTTGAACCAGAGATCAATCTATCTTCCATATCAATAGTAACACTTAAAGCAGAAACCAAAGGTGTAGAACCCAAGTCGTCTGATTGCATTAATAATTGAAATTTATAATATCTTGATGTGTAATCTGCGACATTAAAATTTCTGAAAGCAGTATAGGTAATATTGTCATCTGATGTAGAAATCTGTATAATTGATCTACAATTAGATGGTGTATCTCCATCAAAGTTAGATACTTGGTCATCAAATAAACCACTTATATTATCAAATAATCTATCTCTATCTGTTGATGTTTGAGTTATATTCGCAGTTATTCTTGCAGTAAAAGATGCACCAATATCAATGGGTAAGCTACTAAAAAGATAAGTTCCTGACGCAACCACATTATCATCTAAAGTACCTCCATCAAAATTATGTAAAATTTCTGAATCAAAATCACCAGTCGCAGAATCAAATTGTTCTGTTGAATCTAAAGTTAAATAATAATTAACTCCATCATCAGTACCCTTTACTACATTAGTTTTAGTTCCTGTAAATTCAGGATTTTGTGTATTTGTAGTAATGAAATTAAAATTACCTATTGAAGCAATATCAGTTGCTACTATTGTTGCATCAATACTAAAGCCACCTAATTTATCTACTGCTTTAATTAAATATGAACCAACTCTAGCTGGTACAGTTACAGAAGAACCAGGTCTTGAAATTTTTGTAATTAATGGAACGGAGTTTGACCATTCAGCACCAGAGGTTAAACTTGAAAAATTGACTACATAATAACTTAAATCCAAAACATCAACTGGATCCCAGCTTAAAAAAGCATCTTGTCCAACAATGTTACAAGCAAAATTTTCAACATTCGGTGGTGGAGCAGATAAACCAATAACAGTATGGTCTGCAGTTATAGTTGAAGAATTAACTCCATAAATATTTACACCTCTTGCTCTTACTTGGTAACTTGCTTTATCAATTACATTTAAAAATTCGTATTTAGTTCTAGCACCTCTACCAATTTGTTTAAAATCATCTATAACAGCATCGCCTTGTGCGTTTGTTAATTGCTTAACTTCAATTTCATATAATTCTGTAAAATTATTTGTCGCTTCTGTTAATTGAATAACAAGTTTTACAATTACAGTACCATCATTATAAGAAACCAACTCATCAGTTAAAGTAATTGCTGTTGGTGCAGATACAGATGTTGATTTTGGTAAGTTTGTGGCTTTGCCACTTGAAATAGTTGTATAATTTTCTGTTGCAAAATCATATATAGCAGAAGCAGTTTCTTTAAACTGACAAGAAATTTCTAATCTTCCGTCATCTCCTTGTAGTGAGAAACTCCAATCATGCACTTGAAAAGTTTTGTCTGACCAACCCATTCTAGCATTTGTAATATTAACTGTATCTCCAACATTTAATTTGAAGGCAGTCATATCAAAGTTAGCAGAAAAAGATATTTGTTGTCTAACTTTTAATAATTGAATTTTAGATAATCTTTGACACATTCTACTAGAATTAGTAAAAGGATAATCAAATTCAGCATAAATTCTTTCGCTGTTATCTTCTGTTTCATAACTTGCATTTGTTAAGATAGGATAATTTTGTGGCTGGTAATCATTAGCTGGTTCAGAGTATAAACCCTTAACAGCATTAAATAATTCATTTTTACTAACTCTACTATTGATAGAGATACCACTCCTTAAATTATTTTCATTAAGAGTAACTACTGGTGTTAAATATGTTGCTGGAACTAACTTAAACATTCCATTAGAATAAATCAAACCAGCACCCATAGTGGTTAATAAATTTTCTAAAATAACTTTAGGAGTTTGTGATAATTGAAAAGAACCATTACAAGTAAATCTTTTTTCAGTTCCTGATGGATTGGTAACAGTAACAGTTTCGTCACAAGTATTAGCTGATGCTATAAAATTAGTATCATTGATTTCAGCATCTTCAGTTTTTAATCCGTAGATAGAATCTTTTAAATAATCTCTTATAACTAAAACAGGATTGTCGGTGAAAGTTGAAAAATTAAATTTTTGTGTAGTGCTTCCTGTAACAGAAATTAAATCAATTTCAGTTCCTGCAACGCAGTTTGCGTAATTAGTTGCTAATTTAATTGTATCAACATCTACTTTGATTACAAAATAATTTGTACCATCAGTTAATCCACCAATAGCAGTGTTACCATTAATATCATAAGTAGCCCTGTCAAAAGTAGAAAGTCCGTGTGCAGTTAAAGTGATGGTGTTATTGAGTATAGATACAATTCCAGAAGAAGCAGTAAAACTGGTTGCTCTAGGATCATAACATTTTTTACCCTTAATTATTGCAGAGATATTTGGTACACCATTGGGATATACATCGCTATCAAATGTTAATTTAGCATATAAATATGCCTTGTTACTAATTTTATGTTCAGTAGTCCATTGAGTTACATCTGAAACTAAATTTGCATCTGCTAATTGTGCAACATCTCCAAAATGTTTTTTAATAATAAGTTTGCCAGTATATTGATCGCCACTTGTGGGAGTATAAATAGGAATACCATTACTATCGTTAGAAATTGTTTCTAAATCAACAATATCATCATCAAAATAAATTGTTTGTATGTCATCTACTTCATGTCCAGCCAATACAACAATGATATGTAAATATTGATTACTGTCGTCAGTAGTTTTTGCATAAACAATAGTTCCACCTACTCTTGATGATCCATAAATAACTCTATATGGTTCAGTAGGAGATTTTGTAGTAACAGTAATTCCTGATTCTAAAGCAGTACCAAAATTTGGAGGATCAATTTTAGGTGCAAGTTTTTGACCTATAACACCACCAATAATAGATGAGCCAACTGATACAAGCAATTGCATACCAAGTTTTTTAAAACTAAAATTTGCAAAAGCACCACTAAATGCAGGATTTGTAAATATTACAACTGCTACTGCAACAATTACCGCAACAACAATAATTTTCTTTATAGTATCTCCACCAGCTTGTGCTACTGAACCATAATATTCATAAGATTTTTCTTCTATGATATTATCATCTTTATCAAAGACTATTTTTTTATAAATTTTCACTATTCAATTCTCCAAGCTGTTTTACAATAAATTTTATCCATTAAAACTATTGATTCTTTCCAGTTAAACATTATTTTTTCTCCGACACATATACCTAATGTACCATCTAAATCTTTTGTATCTTTATAATATAAAACATCTCCCTTTTGTGCTTTGTTTATATCAATAACTTTAAAATTATTTTCTTTAGCAATGGTTAATGCCACACCTAACAAATCTTTACTTTTTAAACTTTTTATTATTTTTTTAGCTTCTTTTATATTCTTATAATTATTATTAAAAACTTTTTTACCAGTAATTGTTTCAATACTATTAATTACAAAAGTTGCACAATCATTTTTACCAAAAATAAACTTATCTTTATTAACTGTTTCTTTGATTAGCAATTCTAATTTTGAATCCCAATTTTCAACACGCATTAACTGGTTGCTTTTCCCCAAATAATTTCTTTGTCTTGTAAGTCTGGTATAAATTCAAATCCTAAATCGTTTGGATAATCTACTTTCTGATCTTCAAAAGTGTACATTCTATTAGAAGATTTTTCAAAAGAGATTAACCTATTCTCTAATTTTAATTGTATAATTGTTGTTTGACTACCCTCTGAAATATTTAACACATCCATTTTTCCTTTGAATATAGTATAAACATCAGCAACAACATTATTAGAAGTATCAAACAAACCTAAATAAATTGCACCATCTCTATTTGTGTATTGTGCTTGTAGAGCAGTAGAAATCAAACTAGATTTAATTCCTGACAAACTTAGGGTAACTCCACTCATAGAAAGTATATCGCTTTCTTCTATGTCTGTAATTCCTAATAAATCCCCAGCACCAGTAAATGTTTTTGATGAACCACCAGCCGTCATGATTATATCCCCATAACCATTCCACATTCTTAATGTTCCGTCACTAAATTCTAATTCAACTGCCATAATTGGTCTAACAACTGTGCTTGTCATGGCATTGTTAAAGGCAACTGTTATATCTCGTGACATTTTATTCCTTTTGTTTAATTATTTAAAACCCTATTTGTTCAAACGGATTACTTATTTGTTTTATGTTAATGGTAAAAAATTTACGAATATAATACATAATTAATTTTTAGTAGGTATTTGAATATGTTTCAATACTCTACCTTTTTGAGAGCCTTCTTTAATTACATAACCTGTAGTTCCGTTTCCGTTGATGTCAACTTCTTTTCTACTTCTTAAAAGAATTTCATCTAATTTTTTTTTTAATTTTTTTTCATTTTCCTTTAATATAAAATGATTTAATCTTTCACTCATTTTTTTATCCTATTGTTAATTTTATTAACGACCTTGACCTCTATAAGTATTTTTATTTTTTTTACTATGCCTACCTTTTCTTTTTTTTCTTTTAGAAGAAAGATATGTAGTTTGTTTTTTGGAAGCCATTGTAATTTATTACCATTCCTTTTTATTTTTTCTTTAAATTCCCAGATTTTGATTTGCATTTACAAGTTCTAATAGATAGTATCTTGCATATTATTTTTTTTATAAATTCTTTAAGCATTCTTAATAACTCCATTGTTTTGTTTAATTATATTTTCTTTTTCCATACACTCATAATGAGAATTGGTTCTATCCCCAAAAGTAGCAAATGAATCTGTGTTAAAAAGTTTCTCTTTACAGTATTTGCAGTTTCCGACAAACCATGTTCTTTTACTGTCTTTCACTATAACGATTCACTACAAGAGAAAGATATTCCATAAATACTTACTTTGTCAGTATCCCAATTAAGTTCATTTGAATCTAATCTCATTATTGTTGTTGTGTTTGTATAAACGACTGTTGTGTTATCATTAATTGCTTCTATCCCTGTTCTTAAAGATGGCTCAACATAAACAGTTGCTTCCCCACTTCCATCTGCAGTTACATTTGCACTTACCATATAAAGATAACTATTTATTTGAATATAATCTCCAGCTAAAAAAACATTTGCCCTACTTGCTGTAAAACCATCTAAATTAATAGCATTTCCAGTTTGTGCTGCACCATTAACCAAAATTGTTTCTGTTGCTGTTCCTTGAATTGTTTTTCTATCTTGATCTCCTATTTTAAAAGTTCCTCTACTTCCTCTCAAAGACATAAGAAAAGCCAACCATTGTGCTGCACTTTCTTTTTTCATTGGCGGTAAAGTAAAGGTAGCTTTCCATTGAGCTCCCTCATGTTCGTAAACTTGTTGTTGATTTGTGAATGGAGATTGAGTAACAGCCACTACTCTACTTAATCCAAAATTTTGTGTTCTAACTCCTGTAACAGTAGGAAGTGTTAAAGGATAACTTGGTGTGTATGCTGCCATAATTAACTACCGAATGCCTTGCTAAATTTTCCGCCTCGTTGCTTTGCTTCTGCTACTGCGGTAATTGTTGATTGTTGAATTGCTGGTAACATATTCATAATTTCTGCTCTTACAGTATTGGTTATGCCAACAGCAAAGTTTAAATTTTGTGTGATACTAACTCCACCACCACTACCCAATGCTTGTTTTGTATTTGAATTGTTTTTAATTGAACCTGAACTATTAGGAACAAATAACTCTGGACCTCTTTCTCCAACTAAAGTTGGTTGTCCTTGTTGTACTGTACCACCACCTGCCATACGATTGCTTTGGTCACCAATAACTGGTGCTGATGGTGCAAATATTCCTGTTATAGCATTTTTAACAAATTTATTAACTTGATCTAAAATCAAAGTTTGGATAATAGTTTTTTGAATACTTATAATTAATTCTCTTAAAATATTTTTAAAATCTAAAGCACCTGCTTTACCTCTTAGAAAAGCATCAACAATAGTCATTCCAACTTTGTCAAAGGCAGTTCCTATGTTTTCTGCTATATCTTCTATCTTTTTAAATTCATCAATAAACTCTTGATTTGCTATGGCTGCTGTTCTAATACCCAATTCCTCATCTTTTAATATTTGAAGGATTGCTTTTCTTGCCACCACACCATCTCCCAGTAGTGATATTTGAGCATCTTCAAGTTTTCTTAAATCATTATTGATTCTTAATTGTGTAGCAGTAGCACCTAAATCTTGAATTTCTCTTTGTGCATTTCTTTCTCTTTTATCTTCTGTTTTTTCTGCAAGTAATTCTGCTTTATGGACAACTGTAAGTTCTTTGGCTTTTAAAGTTAATTTTTTTTCTATTGCTTGGTTAGTTTTTTCTAACATTTCAATTTGCAATTCCATTTCTTTTCTTTCAAATTTTTCTTGCCCAGAATCAAAAAATTTGCTTTTAGCTTGTTCTGCTTTATATAATTCTTCTCTTAAAAATGTTAATTTTTCAATATTCCCTTGTAATAAGTTTTCTAATCCTTCTGCAGTATCAGGAAGTTCAAAAAGAAAGTGTATTTGACTTTCCAATGCTTCATTTAAGGAACGAATAGATTTTGTCAAAAAATCTACTATTTGACGACCTTGAACACTTCTTTCAAAAAATAAATTTAAATTTTCTCCAAGGGTATCATATGCTCCAGCCAATCCTCCTGCCTGTCCCTCTCCTGCACCACCAACCTGCTCTTTAAGAGCTTTGATAATAAGTGTTTGTGCTTCCATCTGTCTTCCAGTCATGGAAAGAACTTTAATTTGTTCTTTTTGTTGTTCGTTAAAAGAAACACCAACTCTACGCAAAGCTGATAAACCAATTTCTGGTTCTTCTAATGCTTTACCTAATTGAAGTGCTGCAGTTTGCATACTTCCGAAACCTACTGCCGCAAGGTCTTGAGTTAATTTTAATGTTTCTTTAAAGGTTTCTCCAGTTATGGATTTAAAAGTTAATAAAACTCCTGCTGCATCTCTTGCACCTTGAACACTAGCCAAAGTTCCCTTACCAATCTGAACTGCCATAACTTCGATGTCATGACCAGTTAATTGTGCAGCATCTCCAGTTGCTTTTAGTATAGCCTCTAATTTTCCTGATTGAACTTCATAAGCAGAAATCGCTGAAACAGCTTTTGATGCTACCAAACCAATTCCTACAAATCCTGCTGTGAAAAGTAACATCATAGGATTAACTCTACCTATAATAGCACCGATAGCAGATATACGACCAGCTACTGGACCAAGTGGACCTTGTACTGCCGCAATAGAACCAGCTGTGTTTTGAAAAATACTAGATAATTTTTTTGTTCCTTTTCCAGTTTTTTCAGTAGCTTTATCTACTTTTTTCATGCTTACAGTAGCTTTGTCTATACTAGACTTAAACTTCTGTGCGTTAGCTATAAGCTCTACTCTGATGGTTGCTAAATTTGATGCCATAATATTAATCTGGGAATTGTCGCATTAATTCTTCTAGTTGGTTTTTTTGAGTTGGTTCGTTATTCTTTCTACCTTTAGATAATTTATATCCATTTAAGGCAGAAACAAATTCTGTTATTGATAAATCCCAAAATACTTTGGGGGAGAATCTTAATACACCAAGACCTATTTCTAGGTATTGCTGGATTGGGTATCTTTCTGCTCGTTCTCCCCCTGTACTAAAGGGGAATCTTCTTCTGATTTATCTCCTGTAAATATCGTCATTAATATTTCAGAACATAGAACTGCACCTTTCATCATACCTGTCTTCATCAGCATATCTCCAACTGCTGATTGTACAAATTTTCCACCAGCACCATGAAGTGCTTCGTGCATAACTACTACTATGTCTTTCATGGAATAATTATTAGCACCTAAACTATTGGTAATCCCCATGATAGATTTTCCAGTTCTGTTTTCTATATTAACTATGTTATCAAAGGTAAGTCTGAAAGTTCTTTCTTTTCCTCCAAACTCGCCTTTGATCTCGCCTTTATATTGATTCGCCATCATTGTCCTTTTCAAGTAATTGTTCTAGTTCAGTTTTTTCTTTAGGTTCAGACTTTTTAAGTTTTTTCAAAGTTTTATTTGATCTAACTATATCACTTGTTTTTATATCTTCACAAGTAATTTCTGCTCTATTAGAATAGACCTGAACCTTTTGAACAATTAAATCTTCAAGACCAATGGTAACTATGTCGTAGGGTTTTACAGGAATATCTGCTTTGGTTTCAATAGTGACTATTCCTTTTCTGGTAACTCTGTAGAAACCATTATAAGAATTTCCCTTAAATTTTATTTCTATCATTTTAAAACCACCTGTATATTCCATTGTTAATCCTTTACTGATTATGCGTCTGTCCAAGTTACTGCACCATTAGACTCAAGAGTTAATGAATAAGTTTCTTCTCCATTATATTCCCCTGCTCTTTCATAAGATGTAATTATAAAAGCACCTTTTGCAGTTGATGTATCTCCAAATACCAAATCGTAATTTACTGAATCTCCACTAAATGCAGATGCTCTAGTTGTAGTTTCTGATGCTGCGTCTGTAAATACTCCACTAGCAGATATACTCATACTTCTTATTCCTGCATTAGCTAATAAAACTCTACTAATATCATTTCCTGCTGATCCATCAAATGTTGCTGAATCTTTTGTTGTAACATCAACTGTTTCTCCATTAACAGACATTGATGTACTTCTCAAGCCACCTAATGTAACTGCTGTACCTGTACTATTGTCTTTTAATAAGAATGCCGAACCTTTTTGTGCTGCCATTTTCTTTTTCTCCTTCTATATTTTAATATTATTTATTTTTTAATTTGTCAATACAAAAACCCTAAATCTTTGTACCCCATGTGTTGTAAGTCCATCATTTTCTTTTATTATATCAGAAAACTCAAATCTCATATTATTCATTGAACCTGATACTGATAAACTTGATTCGTGTAATACATCATAAACTAATGACATAATTTCTTTTATTTCCTTACTTCCTCTATATCTTGAAAAAGTATGAATCATAAGGGTAAAATCACTCCCTTTTTTGTTTTTAGTTCCGTCATCTACCATAGTCTGATCTCCTACTTTGACATATGGAAATGCTGTGTTCTCTGGAACGAAATCGTAAATTCCTGTAACTTTGCTTCCTAAAGGTGAATCTGCTACTAAAGCATCATATACTGCTGTTTGTAGTGTAGCTGCAAAATCCGTCATTTAGAAAATTCCTGAATTTTATTTTTAACTCTTTGAAAAACTGCATTTATAATTGGCTTTTTGCTTTTTTCAAACGCAGGTAACATAAATGGTCTTGGCTGCATTTTGCTTGTACCATATTCTAAATAAGCTGAATAATTTGCATTACTTTCTACATTCGTAATATTAGCACCTTGTTGTCTAACAGCTATTTTACTAACCAAATTTCCTGTGTCAGAGGCTGGTGCTTGACCTGGTGCAGATGCTCTATGTGATCTACGAGGATTATACATTTGATAAACAACACCTGACTTAGCACCTGTTTGAATGCTCTTAATTGCTTCTGCTCTAATTAATTGAGCACCACCCTTAACAATTTCTTGAAATGGAACTTCCATTTCTTTTGCCAATCTATTTAGTTGAGATAAAACTTTTTTCATATTATGAACTTTAAATGTAATATTCATTAGTTTGCTATATCCTCAATGGCTTCCAAAGTAATATAATTATTATAATCATTCTCATCATTAATTTTTATTATATTAAAACTTCTAGTGCCAAACAATATTCTCATTTTTGTTGTTATGGCATTTTTAGTACCATTATATCTTATAAGAAATT